GTCAATGTACTATATAAAATTTTAAAACAACTACCGTTATGAAATGTCCAATGTGTAATGAAGAAATAATAATAGAAGGGAATCACACCTATGAAGAGTATGGAATTGATGACCAAATTGGTTATGTATACAATATGACTTGTTACAATGAGGATTGCGATGTTGAGTCAATAATAATATACACAAAATCTTAAAGCAACTACCGTTATGACAATTCAAGAACTAATCGAACAAATCAACGTTGAAATCAAAGCAAGAGACCTGGCCTATTATCCTGGCTCTGATAATCGTGCACGATACAAAACATATCAGCGATTCTACCTATTCACATTCTTGAGGAAGCACAAGCTCACGCTGGTAGAAATCGGTGAACTATTCGGACTGGACCACTCAACAGTAGTGTATGGCCTCAAGCAAGCCAATAACATGAAAAAGGATAGGTTGTATCTCAAGATGACAGATGAGCTGCGTCAAAAATTCGAGCAATACACCGCTCTGAACTATCCCATCACAAGAAGTATAGCTCACGATGTGATGCAATGTGGCTCATTTTGGGAGTTCAGAAAGCTCCAAGATGACATCAAGAATGGTATGTACAGCGTGACGGTATGACACATTCTCTTATATACCGATTTGCAGAGTATTGCCAAACACACCAAGAGCAAAAAATTTTTGAGAGCGTCACCGTCACGGAAAAACGTTAAGTCGCACAGAGTCAGCTTTTTAACCCTTATGATTTGCATATTTACCGTCACGCAGCGTCACGAAAGAGCTAATTAGCGTCACGAAATGCGTATATTTATAGCCCAACTAACAACAATTTATGAAAGTTTCAATCTTTAAATCACTATTTAACATTAAAGAAACCCCATTTGAGCTGTCCATTCAGGATGTGTACAACCGCATCAGACTCGGCAATCCAGAGCTCATCAAAAAGGTGGCAACAATACGATCACTCGAGAAGGCTGACCCAGAGCATGACCGCCTCAAGTCATCACTGAATGCAATCATGTTCAATGGGACATTCACCGAGCGAAATGACAGCAGCCTGGTTGAGCATTCTGGTCTGTGCATCCTGGACTTTGACCAATATCCAACCAAGAAGCTAATGATGGATGAACGCAAGCGGCTGATTGCTGACCCCCATGTGATGATGGTGTTCACCTCTCCCAGTGGGAATGGTCTCAAAGCTGTCATTAGAATCCCAAAGTCTGATAAGGTAGAGCATAAGCGCAGATTCACAGCATTCGGCAAGTACTTCGACAGCGAATACTTCGACACCAAGAATAGCAACGTCAGTCGGGTGTGCTTTGAATCCTATGACCCTGACATCTACTTCAATGAGTTCTGTCAAGTCTATGAGGGCATCGAGCAAGACCAGGGCTTCAGCTACACCGAGAGAACCCCCACTTGCATTCTGTCTGATGAGGATAAAATCATCAACCTGATTGAGAAGTTCGACCACGGATGTCGATTTGCCGATGGCAGTCGCAATGAGTTTGTGTTTAAATTGGCAGCAGTACTGTGCGAGTATGGCATCAGTAAGGATACAGCAGAGCAGTACATATTCACCAAGTATGCTCAAGGCACCAGCTTCACCGAGCAAGAGATGGTGACAACCGTGCGCTCGGCATACAAGAAAGCCTCCTATGGCATCAAGTACTTCGAAGATAAGGATACCTTCCAAAAGGTACGACAGAAGCTCAAGAGTGGTGTGGCTGACCATGACATCAAGAAACAGCTGAACGTGCGAGAGGATGTCATTGAGGACATAAAAAAAGAGATACAAACAGGTGATGATATCTTCTGGTCAGTCAATGAGAAGGGTGGCATCACGATTCAGCCATCAAATTACGCTGAATTCTTGGTCAAGAACGGATTCAACAAGTACTATCCTGAGAATGCTGAGAAGCCAACCTTTGTGAGAGTCAAAGAAAACAAGGTCAGAATATCATCAGCAGAACAAATCAAGGACTTTGTGCTTACCTATCTGCAAGGAAAGGGTGAGATGGATGTGTGGAACTACTGCTCGAGGAATGCGTTTCTCTTTAATGAGAACTTCATAAATATGATTGACAGTATCAACATACTGATGCTTCAGGATAGCAAGAGCTCCTCATACATCCCATTCAAGAATGGAGTGGCCAAGATATCTAAGAGCAAAGTGGAGCTCAAGAGCTACATCGATGTGGATGGCTATATCTGGGAGAATCAAATCATCGACAGAGATTTCACCAAGCTGGATGACTGCACAAATGACTTCCAAGATTTCGTTAGCAAGGTATCAGCAGATGACAGCGGAAGAGTCGATGCACTGGAGACAACCCTTGGCTACCTGATGCACACATTCAAAGACAAGACTGACCAAAAGGCAATCATATTCAATGACCAAGAAATCGATGACAACCCGAATGGAGGCTCAGGTAAGTCACTGATGTTGGCAGCACTGAACAATCTGCGCAGAGTGGTCAAGATAGATGGCAAGAGCTTCAACCCATCAAAGTCTGATTTCGTTTATCAGCGAGTGAACCTGGACACTCAGATACTTGCATTCGATGACGTAAGAAAGGCATTCGACTTCGAGCAGCTCTTCAGCCTCATCACAGAGGGAATCACCGTGAATCGAAAGAATAAGGATGAGATTTTTATCCCATTCAACCGCTCACCCAAGATTGTCATCACCACCAACTATGTCATCAGTGGTGCTGGCTCTTCTCATGATCGCAGAAGGCATGAGCTGGAGTTCTATCAGTACTTCCATTCCAAGCGCAGCCCACTTGATGAGTATGGTCGCCTATTATTCGACTCCTGGGCAGATGAGGATTGGCTCAAGTTCGACAACTACATGGTCAAGAACCTACAAAAGTACCTGACAAATGGATTGATGAAAGCCATCAGCATCAACGCAGATGCCAAGCGACTCATCCAGGCAACTTGCAAAGATTTCTTTGATTGGGCTGAAGAGGGCAACCTCGCTCTGGATGTGTACTACTACAACGGAACCAAGATACAAGAATTCATTTCCGAATTTACCTCATTCAAGGAGCTCGAGCCACGCAGATTCCTGAAATGGGTGCAGTCGTATGCCGATTATAAAGGCTATAATGTCACCAAAGGTCGCAATCACAACGGCAGATATTTCATTCTCGATTCGGGAACTGCCAAACCGACTCCAGAATCTGATGATATTTGGGATGAACTAAACGAAAAAGCGAAACAATGACAAGACAACACCGAGCAATGCTCAAAGACCTCCAGCTCAAGCACAAGATGGAAAAGTATACAACCATTCCACCGCACCTGATTGCCCTGGACCAATGGAATGACAACTCAGCCAATGCTCTGACTAAATCCATCATCGCATTCCTTCAGTTTAGCAACTGCCAAGCGGAGAGAATCAATACGATGGGAGTCTATCGCAAAAAATACCGCACTGATGGAGTCGCCATCGGTGGTCAGTGGACCAAGGGAACCGGAACACCAGGCTCGGCAGATATCTCCGCAACGATCAAGGGCCGCTCAGTCAAGATTGAGGTCAAGTATGGCAAGGATAGGCAGTCAGATGTGCAGAAAGCATACCAGAAAGCCATCGAAGAGGCTGGTGGTGTGTATGTTATTGCAAAAGATTTTGAAGGATTCTTAAATTTTTATGAGCAGTTTTGCGAATCAATCAAATAAAAGCGTATATTTACAATTCAAAACAACAAAAACAACAATTATGACTACAAAAAAAGCGGAGGCTACACTCGCAGAGCCAATGAACATTTGGCAAAAATTGCACGCTGCCAAGCAGCAAATCGGAAAGGTTGCTAAGAATGCAACGAATCCACATTTCAAAAAGAGCTATGCTGACATCAATGCGCTGCTCACAACGGTGGAGCCTATTCTCCACGAGCATGGACTGCTACTCTTGCAGCCAGTGGTTGGCAATGATGTGGTGACTCGTATCATCGATATCGACTCTGGTGAGATAATCGAGTCATTCATGAGCCTTCCAGTCATCACAGACCCCCAAAAGGTGCTCGCTGCCGTCACTTATTTCAGAAGAGGTACTTTGCAGTCACTGCTATCACTTCAAGCCGTAGATGATGATGGCAATGGTGCAGCAGATTCACAGAAAGGAAAGCCAACGATTAATGCAGAGCGATTCAAATCAGCACTCGAATCAATCGAAGCTGGAAAGTACACAGCACAGCAGTTGGCCACCAACTATGCACTCACTGAAGCTCAATCTAAAATGCTCGCACTATGAAATGGCATCCATCGCAAATCGGGAAGCTGATGACCAATGGCAGAGCCAAGGACAGCATCGGAGAAACAGCCAAGAGCTACATCAAGCAGTGTGCAAAGGAGGACTTCTACAACTACACCACAGAACTCAACAACAAATACATCTGGAAAGGTAGAGAGCAAGAGCTGGAGTCCATCAACCTCATCAACTCGGTGAGATTCACTGACTATGTAAAGAATGAATGGACCATTGAGAATGACTATCTCATCGGAACTGCTGATATTGTCATCGAGTCAAGAGTAATTGACGTCAAAACATCATGGTCACTGGATACATTCCCGGCACTGATGGAAGATGCTGTCAATCCACTCTATGAATGGCAGCTGCGTGCTTACATGATGTTGTATAACAAGCCATGTGCTGAGCTCATCTACTGCATGGTCACCACCTGGGATGAATTCCTTAATGAATACGAGAATCTCCAGCTGCACAGAGTCGACCACATCAATCCTGAGAAGCGCATCACAGCTCTCTGGTACGATAGAGATGAAGATATTGAGGCCAAGATGGTTGCTCGCCTTAAAGAAGCATCAGACCTATATCACGAATATTATGAACAACTAAATAACAAGTAAAATGGAAGAGCTAAAAGCAAAAGGCACCATTCACCACATCGGTGAAGCCAGACAAGTGAGTGAGAAGATGAATATCAGAGAATTTGTTCTCTCAATCGGTGACAAGTATCCACAGCTGGTACAATTTCAAGCAGTCAATGAGCGAGTGAGATTCCTGGATGGAGCCAAAGTCGGTCAAGAATGTGAGGTCAAGTTCGACCTGAGAGGCAGAGAGTACAACGGCAAGTATTATGTGAGCCTCAATGCTTGGGATATCCGAATCGATGCAGCAGCACCATCAACACCAATATCAGATGAAATCGATGACGATCTACCTTTCTGATGGGGAGAATATCCGGGACTTCATACACAAGGAATTGAGGTCCCGAATCTCCAAGAGATATCGAATGACTCACCTGGCTGAGGACATGAATCTCAATTACTATACTGTCACCCGATTTATGAGGGGTCAAGGTGTGGGTGATGAGTTCTATATCCAAGCCTTCAACTTCCTGATGAAATGAAGTACTTTATTGCATACATAGGAAGCAAGAATGACAACCTCGATAAGCTAATTGCAAGAGTCGATGATTTATTCAAGATGATGCCAGGTGTCAACACTTGCATCGTGATTACCTTATCAGATGAGGTGCACATCTCGGAAGTGACTGCTGATGAATTCTATGAACAATGGTCAAGCCTTAACTAATGGAAGAGCAAATACAAGACACAATACTAATCAAGGTGCTTGGCAAGTATTATGAGCGCAGCCAGCTCGGCATCGAGAAGTATGGGCGCACTTTAGATCGTGATGACCTGAGCCTCACCGATTGGCTCAACCATCTCCAGGAGGAGCTGATGGATGCCACGCTGTATATTGAGAGGCTCAAATCAGAAGTCAAAACCTTTAAACAAGAACAATGAGACCTGACCAAGAATACTGCGCAGCACTCGCCACGATGATACTCGTGACCACAGTGGCTATCATATTGATTTTTAAACTTATCTTTGACGTATGGAACTGATACTATCATACCTCGCCCTCGGATGGCTCATCGCCAACTTCGAGCCTCTGCACTGGGTCATCGACCTACTATTCATCAAGGTGATTCCCAATGGGAAGCTCGGTGATTACATTCATGCTGCATTCGGTTGCTGGAAGTGTACGTCATTTTGGACTGCGCTGATACTTTCAGGCAATATATATACGGCAGCAATCACAGCGATGGGTGCCTACATCATCAGCGAATGGATAGAGAGCAAATAGAATACGTCAAAGCAGTGCAAGAAATGGATGAGAAAGAACGTCTCACCAAGAAAGTGCTGAACAGACTCAAGG